TTATAAACCGCAATACTCTTTCTACATCTTTACCTAAGTCTTGAATTGTACCGTTATTGGCAATCGTATAGTTAAATTCACAGCCTACCCAATCCCATTCCGATTTATGGATATTTTCAAATTGCATGAATTTGGTTCTTTCGGTATCTAATTGAATTTTTTCAAGCCAAGTAAACCAATCTGGATCTACACCACGTTTGACACGAATAACAATACCACCATTGTCTTGGATGTATTTTATTTCATTTTGAAATCTAACATCAGTAACAACCACATCTTTACCTTTGGCACGATTCAATAACGAAATGACCCAAATATCTTTATGGAAAACATCACGACCTGCCTCGGTGCCCATCTTCTGTAGAGCTTCACGAGGAGTAAATTCACGACCGAATTTTTCACTCCAATAGGAATCAGGTTGTTCACGCCACTTTCGGCTCATCTCGGTATCTCCCTCAAGGAGTTCCCGAGACCAACCAAACATTACTGCACAAGCATCTTTAAGTGGTTTGGCGAAACTGTCTTTGATGAAACCCTTTTGTTCAAGGATATCACCAACAGTTCCCTTGCCTGATCCGATAAAACCAACCAAACCAATTATCATGTTTCTAATTCCTCTTCCTCTTCCTCAAGATCGAATAAAGTATTCAATGACTTTTTGGTTTTTGTTGATACACTATTGTAGAGGAATCCATCGTTAACTCCTTTAACAATCAGTTCATTCATGTTTGGTGTTAATGATGATACAGCGGGAACAAAATAACCAAATTTAACTTTAGGTGACATTTTTTTACCGTAAAGAACATCTAAATTTTCTTCATTCTTATACCATTCTTCACAAGCTTTTTTGATGCGAGCTATGAACGTCTCCTCTGCATCCCAACCCTTTAGAAGAGCTGTATGTAGAACAACCCTATATTCTTTAGCTTTTGGATATTTAACCATAGCATCACCTATTGCATATGCTATTTTTTTCATCGATTCAGTTGAATACCAAAGATATTTAATATCATCTGTATCTGGATAATAACTTTTAAAATCTTTAAGAGCTGAATCAGAAGCAAATGATTTAATTTGTATTGATTTACCGGTAACATCAGTTTTATTTGAAAACTTATTAAAAATTTCCGATGATATACTATCTTTTATTTTTTTACTCCAACCGCTTCCGTGTGTTATCGTATTAACAAAAAAACAAATATCTTCTCTAGTTTGATTAATTGTTTTATTTTGAATTCCTATATTAAGTTGATGTAAAACATCTCCTTTTTTTAATCTTCCAGCTGGTCTATGTTTTGAGTTATCACCACCAAATTTTAATATAAAAGCACGATCAAGTTCACGATCTGAAAAATTATCCATGCCTTTATACACAACACAGATAACATTTTTAACACCCTGTTCTTTCAAAACAGCTATTCGTGTATGCCCCCCAAGAATAGATAAAACACCATTTTTATGTAATCTGAGTGAAGGTGGACCATATTCTAATGAAAAACCAGTATCAATTATATTATCTCTAATATCGGGTTTCAAATCATTCTCACCACCTTCTCTAAATTCTTGGGAATATAGGGTGGAGAAGTCTACATCTTTAAACTCAACCAATTGAAATATACATCCATCAGAATCTGGTACTATAACAATAGGTAGTTGTTTATTATCAATAGGATTTTTAAAAGTGGTTCCATAAGATTCCGGTTTTGATAATACATTTACCAATTCCAATGATAATAACAAATCACTCTTTTTGAATGATTTGATCTTTTTAATATCTATAATATGTTTCATAATATAAAAAACTCCTTACAATTTACCGGTGTATTGGGCAACAGCAGGCATATTACCACTAAAGGCATATGAACCAATATGCTGTAGTTTCATCCATGGGCATAGGTGAATTTTACCACCAATCTTACGCCACATTTGGCAGAACATATAATCTTCAGACAAGTAGCGTTCACTGCCGCCGCCTGTGATAGATTCTTTGGTGTCAATTACTGTATCAAAGTAAGCATGAATGTATCGTGAACCATCAAAGTTAGCCTGACCAATATGATCTGGTTTGTATTTGATAAGTGGGTATGCTTCTTGCATCATATCAAATACATGACGTTTAATCAGCATATGTCCTGTACCAATCTCCATCACTTCTAATGGATCTGATACTTGGAATGATTGTGTACCTTTCACTACGTTGAAAACATATTCACCAACCAACTCTTGTAATGCACCTGGATCCATTTCAGGATGTGCTCTTGCAGCTGCAGCAACGTTACCCCAATTAATAGATTTCTTGGGATATGGGCCACCGACAACATCTTTATCGAGTGCTAAGAGTGCAAGAACATCTTGCGGTGAGTAATGAATGTCTGAGTCGATGAATAGTAAATGTGTATATCCTGAACGGAGAAACTCATCGACTAGGTAATTACGAGCACGAGTAATAAGTGATTCATTAAACAAAAAGGAGAATCGTGTTTCGATTCCGTATTTGTTAAATGTTGTTTGCAAATCTAGGCAGGACTTCATATAGAGTCCATGTGCCATACCACCATACATGGGTGTGGCAATGAAAATTTTATTCTTTTTTAATTCTTCAATATTGACTTGAATTTCCATAGTGTATCCATAAAGTAAAAAAAGGAGAGATACTAATATATATCTCTCCTTGCTCAACAAAGCGCCGTTAAATTAGGTGAATGTTGTCTCACCGCTCTGGCGTAATGCCATGATACCAGCAGCAACGATACGTTTCGTTGGTGTACCGAGGCGATAGAAAGAAACTTTCTCACCATTGGTATTGATGCGGCTGTTCAGGTAAATTGAATGACCTTCTTTACGCAACTCATTGACAGTAGCGCTTGGGTTCTTTACCCCGAACTTAGCAGCCATTTGATTGGCGGTAAGTGTGTTGTATGTGCTGTCTTTGGTTAGGTAAGAGAGGACTTTTGATTTTGCTGACATTGTATAACTCCATAATTTAAAATGAATCACTTGCAAAGAAACTTATCTGAGGTGTGATTCGAACCTCAAGATTAGATACCATTATATCATAAAGAATGCTCATGTGAGGCAGACATGAGCACCATTGCCTAGAAAGGAATTTCTTCTGAAGGTTTAACTTCTTCGGCAACAACCGTTTGCACCAAAATGGATTCGGTATTTGCACCCGCATCAACTTTTGTATACAGGTCAAGGAAAGACATTTTGGTGTCATCATCAAAACGATTCAGGCACAACTCAATGGCTTTCATTCGATTACCGAATACACCATAAGTTTTTGAAATGTGTACCAAGCGGCGAGTAGAAATCACTTCATCAACTCCGCCTTCTACGAAAGTTTTGCGAATCACATCTGCCCAAGTAACAAGTTTCTCGGCAAATTCATCATCAGCTTTACCAAACGATGTTAATTCTTTCTTGATAATCTTACGCTCAACGGCAACTGGAGGCCAATCTTGTTCGTATGTATTGAGGAATCGTTCAAGGAAGGCTTCGTTAAGGACATTGGTGAACATATAACGACCATCTTCTGAACCTTTACCTTTAGTGTTTGCAGTAGCAACAATGGTAAAACCTTCAGCAGGAACCACATTCTCATTTTTCTTTTTCAACAAGAATGGTTTACCTTCAAGTACACGCTGCAAGCAGGAAAGGTTCTGAGCACCGTAATCAATTTCATCAATACACAATACGGCACCTTGACGAGCAGCAACCGTAACCGGACCGTCACGCCATTCCATCTGACCATTAATCAGAACATAGTTACCGAGCAAATCACTTTCATCGGTTTCAGGTGTCATTGAAACACAAATAAACTTGCGACCAACTTTGGCACAAGCTTGCTCAACTGACATTGTTTTACCATTACCGGAATGACCAGTAATGAAGATTGGGTAGAATTGCTTTGATGAAACGATTTTCAACAAGTCATCATAGTTGCCAAACGGCACATAATTTTTGTAGACCTTGGGAACCAGATTTTCTGTTTCAAGGTCAGTAACCACACTAGCAATACGGTTGCCAACAACCGGTTGACTTTCTGTTTGTTTCGGCATCTTAATAACCTGTGCTGTCATATCAATTGTAGCTGCGGCAGGCACAGCGCTAGAATTAGGAACTCGGTACAAACCATGACCAACTCGGTTTGATTCTTCCCGTGTAAACCAAGGTACTGAAGAAATACCAATTTCAGAGCAAATCTGTTTAATTTCAGATTTGGTTACGGTATCTTTACCGAGGTTTGTAAGCAAAGCGAAAAACTTCTCACGGACTTCAACTTTAGTGGTACGCATTTAAAACTCCAAATTTCACTAGAACATCCATTATACAATAAGATAGTGCTGCCTGTCAAGGCCTCTGTTGTAAAAATACAACAGTCTAGACGGCAATACCATCAATAAACCGGTTGACCATCACTCGATTAACTTGTTTCTTTTTATTCATTTTCATAAACGCATTTTTCAACTTGTTTGCCGTAACAGTACCTGTCACCGACAATTCTTCATCTTCAATATTCATTTCTGAACCACCGGGCATCATAAAGAATGCATTATAACCTGGATTGAAAGATTCGAGGAATTTTTCACTCTTCAACTTCTTACTCAAGCTCTGAACAAATTCAGAACGGTGATATTGCCAATTTGTATACTGAAAATCTTCATTGCAAATCTGTTTAACAGTACGACCTTTTTTATCGTAGTATTTGTTTGTAACAGAGTTTGTTAAATTACGACCAGTTTCAGTAATGAAAAAACCAAAAATCTTAGCACCAGTCACAGCACGGAACCAATCGAAAATTGCAACACGCAAACTATCATCAATATTGTAATGACTATCATTTAAGTGGAAGTCGAGTTTAATTTGCAATTTAGAATCACGGTCTTTAATGTAAATATTTTCAATACGTGCTTGAAACCGTTTTGCTTCATATGGTAATTTGTTAAAATCTGTTTTTGACACTTCACGAGATTTAGTAACAAAATCGGCAGTATCAGCATCACCGTCATGTACAATTACAAGGTTAACCAAATCAAGGTTGTTCACTTTGCGGAATTGTTTTGTAATTGAACCAAGAGCAACCATTGCCTGAACCAAAGGAGTATTACCCATAGATTCAGTAACAGGGATACCATGGCGAGGTCCAGAATTATAAGCATTACGCAAAGCAATCATATTGCGAATAGCACCATTAAATTCAGCACCACTCATTTTAGAATTGAGGTACTCTCGCAGATAAACTGGTTGCAAGAACAAATCACCATCTTCATAAGAAAAACCAGATTGTGGTGCTTGACCTTTAAAATCAAACTTACGGGCCGTTTGAGAATCACCGAAACCATACACAACAAATGGAATATTCACTTTGCGACAGAACATGGTAAGAACCAAAATCTGTTCAATAGAAGCGCCCATATTACCACGCATAGAACCAGAGCAATCAAGCAATAGAACCAGTCCATGTGATTTGCCTTTTGGCACTCGCATGATTTTTTTGAAAATGTTATCTTCAACTTTATACTTGTAAAGTTTACCAATATCAATATCGCCTGTGTTGGACACTTTAGCTTTCGCATATGATCGAGCAGCTTTCTTCATTTCAAATTCTTTTGTAAGCAGACCAATGTACCGGTCATTTTTCAACTTGAATTCTTTTACCAATGCGTTGCATTCATCAACTTTTTGTTCGTTTTTATAAAAGTAAAATTCATACAAATGCTGATGCACAACCTTAGCTGGTGTAACAATTTTTTCCAAATCTACTTGTGGAATTTTAGTGTAGACAAAAGGCCGGCATTTTTCATTGACCAGTTCTACTTCTTTGTTACGAAAGGCTTCATCTGTGGTGCAAATAGGTTCAAAATCATCATCAACATTTGGCTTTGAATCTTTCACACGGTTTAAATTGGCGCCTTGTTGGTCGCCAGATTCACCCTCACCGCTTTCACCATCACCATCTTCATCCGATTCTTCATCAGATTCACCAGATTTATCAGAGGCTTCAGCATCGCTGTCATCCGTATCTTCATCAGAATCACCATCCTCATCAGAAGGAGAAGAATCATCATAATCATAATCTGAGGAATCCGAATCGCTATCTTCAAATTCAAATTCGCCGTTTGGATCAGACATGAACATTTGTTGCTGTGTTTCAAATTGCTCATCTTTCGAGTAACCGAAAACAACTTCAGTAACACGAACAACATCTTCCCATGTTTCACAATCTTCTACATCATTGACCATTTTCACTTCTTCATCGGTGAAATTGATAACAATGGTGCCACCAGATTTGGTGTAAATGTTCAAACGGTCGATGAATGATAATCCATTAACGTCACGGGTTTTAATACCGAAGAAATCACGGTCTAAAAGGCTTTGGTAACCTTTGATGAAAGACTGGCGAATGCCAGGATATTTACGTTTGATTTTCTTTTCAATACGGGCATCTTCAACAACATTCAAGAAGCCTTTGAAATTACGACCACGACCTGAGATAGCATCATGCCATCCTTCAGCAGGTGTATAACGTGCATGACCAACTTCATGGCCTAGCAACAGGTCGTACAAATCGCCTGACATATCTTTCCAGATAGGGCAGTATAAAATACGATTAGTTGGATCAAACCTTGCCGTAGAGATTTTATCATGTACGATGGTCAGGTTTTCGGTGGCAAGTAATTTTGCCAATTGAGACTTTGTTTCAACAGTAAATGTCATAGTATGTTTTTTCTCTTTAAGAACATCCAGTATAACACAATCCTACTTGGATTGCAAGGACTTTATGTAGTCGGTAAGCTGTTGATTTAATTGGGGATTCTTACAGACTTCACTAAGGATATCTTTAATACCGTGAGTCTGAAATGCCTCCAGAACATCATGGACACAAGAGAAATAGTGCATCTCCTGCTGTTCCAACAATGTATGGGAGTAATCTTCTGAGGGTGCAAGTTGAAGTGTATCGTTCATGTATATCTCCTATCAATACAACCAGTATAACACAACTGGCTACCATGTCAAGGCAATAATTGATTTGTTGCTTATTTACAACATTATGGCTTATAAAATATAAAAATTGGCTCATACTTCAACCAGGTCTTATCGTTGATTTTACAGAAGTTTTTAGATTTAGGTAAACCGGTTTCTGTGTCAATACGATTACCACCAGGCATTTGAGCTAACGCCATTTTCATTTTACCTTGATATTGCATTCCAAAGGAAGTTAGAAAGTCTATAGAATCTTGTTCCAATGGTAGTGTTTTACCATCAAAAACAGCATCTGCAATATTCCATAAAAGATACCTATCATTACGAAGATACTCAACACAAGTTTCTAATGTTTTTCTTAGAAAACCATCTCTCCACAAATCATACTGAGAAAACTTTTTATATGATTGTTCACCATCTTCTGAATAAGCTTCTTTTGAAAAATATGGTGGTGATGTAAAAATTATATCCAACTTTCCTTTATATTTCTGAAAAGCAGGATCTTTATGTATCTCTTCAGACCCATGTTGGAAGATTTCATAAGTATGTATTTTAGGAAACAATCCATTTGCACGATAAGTTTTTGTGTTAAATAATTCTGCAAAATCATGGTATTTTGTTTTACCATTTTCAATATTATGATCCGTATTAGGATCAGTACCAATGTAATGAATATTTCTGCTATCATCAACAGATAAAGCACCCAACAATCTACCACCCCATCCTGCTGATGGATCATAGATATTGATTTGATCTTGCGTCTTAAAATTTTCTGTAAATTTTTCATACAGAAATTTGGCAGTTAATGGTGGAAAGTTAACTGCATACTGACAAAATGAAATACGAAAAGCTTTCAATCCAACAGGAAATAATTTTTGACCTTTCTCATATAAACGAATACGAAACGATTGTGCGTCTTTATGTTCAACATTTGTTTTACATTGTTCAGGTATAGAAATTGATAACAATTCATCTTTCGCAATTCGTAAGTAAGTTTGACCCTTTAATTCTTCATTATAGCCAGTGTATTCTTTATCACCAACATTTGGTTCGAGCCAATAGTCATGTGTATCATATACTCTGGCTTTAGTTTCAAACCATTCAATGAATTCTTTTGTTGATGTAGCTTTAAAAACCAGCGAACCAAGCTCAATCATACTATTCAGTTTAATTGGTGTAGAGTAATGATAGAAAGAATCTCGTTTAAAATGTCTTGAAGCATAAGTGATGAATGTATCTAATAATGAATCTTTTGCAAAGTAATCGTAGATAGACTTACCCTTCTCAACATCTTTTGTGTAGTTGATTCTAGTTTTCATCATGGTAGGAAACCATTGATTAACAGCATTACCAATATTGCTTGTATTACGAATTACATTCATTTCACCTGTCAATTCATCTTTAACAAGAAACTTATGAACAGGAAATGTGGACATATCATTAAACTGGTCTATGATTTGATGCTCATCATATCCAACTCTAGGTGGTTGTCCCTTTTCATCCCATAACTCAACAACAGTTTTACGAAGGCTAATAGCCCACTCTCGAAACTCTTCTTTAGTCATTTTCAAAACTTCTTCAAATTTCTTATTGCAAGTAGAATCTATTAGTTCTCTATTCTTTTCGTAAAAATATTTCATAATCTCTCATGTTTATAAACTACACCTGGTATACTACCACCTGACCAACTAGTAACACCTACGTTCAACATACCATTTTTTTCATAAAATGCTCTTGCTCTAGGATTTTCAGCACGGACAGTTAACCAAACAAGTTTATGCATATTAAAAAATTCATGTAATACTTTTTTTGCATTACCTGAACCTTGGTCTAGCGTAACAATCTGTCCTATATGTGCATCACCTTTTTCAGCTATCAATTCACCAATTCGCACCTTTCTCTTATAGACACCAAACACAATAACAACACCATCATGTAGAATGACATTATTATTGGCAAGTTTTCTTTTTAGGTAATCTTGCCTGATATGAGGAAAGTAGTCCTTTTTATATGGTGCAAATATGGATTCTATCACAGATAGATCGTCAATTGTGGCAATATTAAGCATTTTTATTTCCAAGTCGTTTAATTTTCTTAATAAGTTTACTCTGCCTATCTCTTGCTAATTGCAACGCAACTGGCTTTGAATAAGAGGTATACTTGATACCATTCATGTGGTCAAGTTCATGTTTGAAACAACGGGCAGTTAACCCTTCCATACGCATTTGTTTCAGCTGCCCATTCTCATTAATGAATTGTGCCATGATCCACTCTGGTCTTTCCACATTTAAGGTCAGTCCAGGGAATGACAAACATCCTTCTTTGTCTTTATGAAAATTAGGTGATTCATCAATGATAATAGGGTTAATACAAGCCCATGAATCATCTGGTGTACCCATAACAAACACTCGTTCAAAAACACCACATTGGTTAGCAGATAGTCCGATACCACTATACATCTTCATGGTCATTCGCAGTCTCTTAGAAAGCAATGTCATGTTTGCATTAGGTAAAGGCAAATCATATTCGGGAATACGTTGATCCAACATTGGATGGTTTTCACCAAACAAGATCAATGGTTCAACAGTAGGTTCTGCAATGCCTGCTTCTATTTCGGTATTAATTGTAAAGATATCACTCATTATATTAGCACCCAATCCTCGGCAAAATTTTCAGCCGTTTGTTCGTTATCAAAAAACACAGCCTCATTATAGTCTGTTACTGCTGCATAAAGCAAGACCATGTACTTACTATTGCCTGACTGTGTAACGTATACCTGACTAGTCTTGTTTTCTTTACCGTCGGTATATTCACTCAATTTCCTAAACTCACTCATTTCATTATCCTTGAAAAATTCTTGACTTTCTCGAACCGGATTACTGACCTGAATTTATCTTGCAGTATATCACCCTTATGAGAAATAACAAACACATTGGTACCTTCTAACATCTGTAAAATCGTCATTAGATATTCAGTACCATTAGCATCTAATGAAGAATCAAACACTTCATCTAAAATCAAAAGGTTAGTGTTTGCTGAATTCTTTAACTTAGCAACTGCACGCCAGCTAAATAATAAAGCCAAATCAATCTTCTGTTTTTCACCTTCACTAAAACTAGCATATGTAAAATCATCTCTATGCCTTGATTTGATTGTTTCTTTAAATGATTCATCAAGGTTAAAGTTTACAAAGAAATCAAATGATGCTAGATACTTGTTTACCAATTTATTGATGATTGGCAAATATTGTTTGATAATCTTGGTTTTAATACCAGTATCTTTCAATAGTCCTGCTGCAGCATCATAGTAAACTCTTTCATCAATCAAGGCCTTCAATTCTTCTTTCAATGATTCTAGTTTTAATTCCAGTTCTTTCAATTCACCTGAAGAATCTTCGGTATTGGCCTTAGAAACTTTAAGTTCAGCAATCATCTTCTCAAGTTTCTTGATATACTTATTGGTCTCCGTAATAGATGTATTGTTTGTTGCAATCTTAATTTGAAGTGCTTGTATCTTCTTCTGCACCTCAGAGATAACATTAAGTTTAGTCTGTTCTTCTAGGAGTTTTTCTTCCAACTTACCTAGTCCGTGATTACACTCACCGACCTTTACGGATAATGAATGTAATTCCTCTTCCTTAAACCCCAAGGCAATGGTTTGCCGGCACGTGGGACAATTATCATTGCCTTGAAAGAAATTGATATCTCTTTGAAATTTGGATAAGTTGCTTTCAATCTGAGATTCAAGTTTCGTAAGTTTCTTGACTTTAGATTCTGTCTCAGTTTTAGATGCAATCGCCAATTGGTGCCGCTCGACTTCTGCCGTATAGGACTCAATCTCTCCTGATAGGGTGGATATAACACTATTACTGCTGTTGATATCGTTGCCGTATTCAACAATCTTCTCATCATTGTTTTGTTTAAGTTCATCAATATGCTTCTTCTGTAATTCGTATTTTTGTTCACTCAACTCAATGTCGTATTTCTTTGAAGTGGTTAATTCTTTATTGTTTAGATTCTTATCTTTAAGGATGTTATTCATCGCTGAAAAGATTTGGATGTCCAATAAATCTTCAATGATTTCTCTACGATCACCAGGTTTCAATTGCATGAATGGCGTAAATGATGCTGAACCAAGAATAACAATCTGTGTGAACGACTTATAGTTTAACTTCAAAATAAACTTTTCAAGGTATTCTTGGTAATCACGGACTGCGGCTTCTTGATTAATCATTACACCGTCACACCAGATTTCAAACACAGCAGGCTTAATACCACGAACAATCTTATATGATTTATTGCCTGTACTAAACTCAACTTCAACGATACAATCTTTACCATTGATACTATTCAATAATTGAGGTTTAGTAATTGCACGAAAGGCTTTGCCAAACAAGGCAAAACACAACGCATCAAGCATCGTAGATTTACCTGAACCATTAGAACCTACAACTAGGGTATTAGGTGACTTATCAAATTGTATTTCGGTAAAATAATTACCGGTACTCAGGAAATTCTTCCATCTAATTTTTCGGAATAGTATCATTCAGTTTCCGTGTTCAAAGCTTCAACATAAAGTTCTTTCATTAAAGTCTTTAGTTTATCATTATTCACATTCAAAGTGAGGTTATCAATGTACTTAGATAAGATTGTCATCGTATCTTCTGCCTGATCTATCAACTCTTGGTCATCATCTAAGGCAACATCGGTAAAGTCCTCAACGATTGATATGTCAGCAACACCTGCCTTATACAGATTATCAACCACATTATCAAATAGGTAAGGGTTCTGTTTGTTCAGCACCACAACCTTAACAAAGGTATCTTTCAAATTGTTAAAGTCATAGTTCTTCCAATGTTCAAAGTCTTGAGCACCATCATCATAGTTCAGCTTGTAGAACATTCGATTTGAATTAGGAACAAATGTCAGTTCTCTTGTCTCGGTATCAAACACATGAAACCCACGTTGGTCATTGTAATCTGCCCATGTGATTTCATATTGATTACCAAGATAGAAGATTGAACCATCGTTGGACTTGTGATGGAAATGACCAGAAAGAACCATATCGAATCTATTAAACAAACTCTTATCTAGACCTGTGTGACAGATGTTTCCTCTATCCATCTCAAAGCCTGCAATCTCAAAATGCCCGAAAACGATTTGTGTTTTAGTGTTCTCTAAGAAATCTAAGGTCTGTTCATAGTTGCTAGAGTTGATCCAAGGTACAAGAGCCACTTTTGTACCAGCATATTCCATTTCAACCGGATCAATAAACACATTGATGTTTTCATAACGATCAAACAATTCATGCATGGCATTAATTTCATTTGTGTTCTTGTAAGTAACATCATGGTTACCAACAATAACATCCATATTGATGCCTTCTCGCTCAAGCACATCAAAGAACCTTTTTCGCCAGGAATTCAAAGTGACAAAGTTGATGTATTTTCTACGATCAACAACATCACCTAAGTGGCAAATCTGTGTGATGTTATTTTCCTTCAAATAAGGAAAGAATGTACCTTCCCAAAATTTAAAGAAATATTCATTGAATCTTGGGTCATCACCTCTTGCACCGGCGTGGGTGTCATTTATCAGGGCTATTTTCATCGTCTACAATATCAATATCTTCAATTAAAGGAATATCTTCCTCAATAAATTTCTCAAGGCCTTTTATCTTTGCTTTCTTCTTACTTTCTTTAGCTAACTCAAATGTCTCAATAAACTCAGCGATGTTATCATACATTTGGAATTGTTGCATCTTACCGTGCTCATCTTCATACAGTTCACCTTCATTCAACAAACCAAATTGTTGTGTTGCCTTGTACTTAACATACAATTGTTTTTTCTCCTTGGCAATCCTACGGAGAAAAGCATAGTAAATAATTTGGGTGAAGTATGCAAAAGGATTCTTCGACTTAATAGGATCAAAATTACGAAAGTATTGAATACAGTTCTCAATACCATCGCAAATCATTTCTTCACGAAACGAATATGATATGAAGTTTGGTTTGCGTGAAAAGCTTTCTGCAATCTTTAAGAAACATTCACCGATGTAATTTGGTATAGGTGGATCTTCTTTGCCATTTTCTTTAGCTAATGCACATCTATCATGGTAATCAATTAATGATGCTAAAAAATCAGCATTGTTGACGTAGTGTTTCTTACTCATATATTTTCCAATTCACCTTTAGTATTTACTAACATAGTATCATTATAACATAATTTACACATAAGTCAAGTTTTTTAGGTACTTATCACCATCATTGCCACATTTGTTACTTGACAAGTGATATCATGGCGGTGTTGTCGTTTCAATGTTATATAAGAACCAGTAACCATATTAGTGTAATGTTCTCTTCTTAGTACCTTGTTGGTACTCTTCCAACTCTGCATAGGCAGCTTCTTCTTCCTCTTCAGTAAGTTCTTCATCATCATCTAATTCTTCTAGACCATCATCACTGGCATACATATCTTCTTCAACCTCGACCACGGTAGTATTGTAGTATTCAATGATATGTGGTTTTGGTTCAAACACAGCTAAAACATCCAATGAGAATATTCTTGCAGATGTATTCTCAACTATCTCCAAGGGAATCCAAGGACTCATCATCATAACAGATTTACCTGATGATAGTCTTTTAAATATCAATGACATTGGGTTGTTTAGAATAACCGAACTATCACTATCATCTGAGGTATAATCAGCAATGATATCTTCACCACTTTGTAGTCTTACAATCTTTATGTTATCCATCATCCGTTTTCCAACTTTATAGGGTAAAACTTATAGTTAAACTTCTCTTCATCATATAGCTTAACTCTTTCTATTAGGTGTTTGATTGTGTAATTGGTAAATTTGCCAATTCTAAAATCATCAGATATATCAAACAGAACAGCTTCTTCTTTATCATCTCCTAATCTTAAACCTCGCCCAATGGATTGTAGATTGCGAATCTTAGATTTAGAGGGACTTGCAAATACAATATTGTGTAGGTTTCGTATGTTGACTCCAGTTGAGAAAGTACCATAAGAAGCCACGATAATAGCATCTTTTTCTTTTTCAGTAATAGAACGGATAGATTCACGGACTTCAACATCGGTACCTCCGTATACAAAAAATACTTGTCTATTCTTGGTGTGTTGTTTGATTAGTGCGTGTAAATCTCTACCATGTTTTTCTACGAACTGAAATAATATAAGGGTATTGCCTTTCAATGACAATGTTAAATTCTTAATGAATTCATTTCTAGCAGGATTCATAACTATATATTCTACTTCTTGATTGTAGTCCCAATCTTTAGCCATCTTACAAATGGCATCAGGGTATTTTAGTATTAAACATTTAATTCTAAACGCTGCCAGTTGACCCTTTTCAATTAATTCTGCTGTTGATGTGGCCTTGTAAACTGGACCAAACAACCCTTCTAACACCAACCTATGTGTCTGTGTACCATCAAGTGTACCAGTACAACCAATCCGATATTTGGTATCAGTCAAGCTTGACATGATTGT